TTAGCTTCGGGCATTAATGACACTGTAACAGATATTCCTTTAGCTAACTCAGCAGCTTTTCCATCTTCAGGAGAAATTAGAATAGGAACAGAAGATATAAGTTTTACATCTAACGATACTTCTACAAACATTTTAAGTGGAGGAGCAAGAGAAGTTAATGGCACAACTAAAGCATCACATAGTGGTGGTGACACTGTAACCAACATATCTGAATATGTTGCATGGGGTGACCCATCTTCTGCTGACTTTACTATTGACCCTGGTCTATGGGTTCTTGATAACTACGGTACAAAATTAATTGCACTTATATATAATGGCGCTTGTTTTGAATGGGACGCTGCAGCAGGTGCAGCTGTTTCTACTAGAGCTACTATATTAGCTAATGCACCTACAAAATCTAGACACGTTTTAGTTTCTACACCAGATAGACACTTAGTATTTTTTGGCACAGAAACAACGGTTGGAACAGAAACCACACAAGATGATATGTTTATAAGATTTTCTTCTCAGGAAAGTATTGATCAAACAGATTCATACACAGTTAAAGCAAACAACACCGCAGGCACACAAAGACTTGCTGATGGTTCTAAAATTATGGGAGCTATTAAAGGTAGGGATGCAATCTATGTATGGACCGACACAGCATTATTTCTTATGAAATTTGTTGGTCAACCTTTTACTTTCTCGTTTGAACAGATAGGAACTAACTGTGGATTAATGGGTAAAAATGCCTGTATTGAGGTTGATGGTACGGCTTATTGGATGTCTGAGAATGGATTCTTTGCATATGATGGTCAATTAAAATCTTTACCTTGTTTGGTAGAAGACCATGTTTATGATGACTTAAACTCAACTTCTAGAGACTTAGTTAATGCAGGATTAAATAACTTGTTTGGAGAAATTAACTGGTTTTATTGCACGGCTGCGTCTGATGCAATTAACAGAGTTGTAACATATAACTATTTAGACTCTACAACCAAGCGTCCTATATGGACTACAGGGACTTTACCACGAGCAGCATGGCAGGATTCTGCTGTTTTTGATAGACCTCACGCTACATACTATAATCCTTCCGATAATGCCTCTTACGATGTTACTGGTAATACGGACGGAAGTACTATATACTATAACCAAGAAACAGGGACTGATCAGATTAATGCTGGTGGAGCAGTAACTGCTGTAATTGGTACCATAACTTCAGGTGATTTTGACATTACTCAAAGAACAGCCAGAGGTGGTGGACAAATTGTAGGCATGCCAGACCTTAGAGGAGATGGAGAATTTATAATGAGAATAAGCAGATTTATACCAGATTTTATTTCACAAACAGGAAACACTCAAGTTAGTTTTACAACTAGAAACTATCCAAATAGTACACCTACAACTACAAACTTTAGTGTTAATTCAACTACTACTAAAAAAGATACAAGACTAAGAGCAAGATCTATTGCATTAAAAGTTGCTAACACAACTAGTAATGAAGATTGGAAACTTGGCACATTTAGATTAGACATAGCACCAGGAGGAAGAAGATAATGACTTATAAAATGCAGGGTGGGGTTAAAAATTATTTAGGAAACCAAAAGATGGTTAAGGCTCCTTTACATTGGCAGTCTAGTCCCGATCATCCAGCAACAGAATTAGCTTACATTACAAAAAAAGAAAAAAATTTATTGGTTAAAAAAGATTTACACGGTTCATTAAAAGGTGGTGTCAACAGAGGACCATCAGGTATTATGAGTTTAAATGGTTGGGGAGACAAAGACGAAGGTTTTGCAGATAAAAGCTTTGGGGGTAATGAAAGACCAGGTAGAGACGTTTCGGTATCTACAGGTTCACCTCATACTGAGGGACCACGAACGGTTACAAGAACAACTAAAACAGTAAATACAATGCCAGATGTAGTGGATCAAAAATATTCTGGCGACGGATTTTTTAGTGGTTATAGAAATTTAGATAGATATGGCCAACCTAAAATGGGATTAGCATACGCTTTTGATAGAGTAAAAAATTTTTTACCAGGTTTAATTACCTCAGCAATGGGACT